CCAGGGCTGTGCCGGTGTCCGCGATCCCGGTCGTCAGGATCGGGGTCACCATGTCAGCCGCGAGACCGACCGTGCCATCGACGTAGCCGAGGAACGTCTCCGAGCCTGCCGCGCCGCCGGCTGCGGTCCGGTAGACCTTGTAGGAGATCGGCTGGCCGCCGTCCGAGCCGCTCGGCGTCGAGAACGTCAGAGTCAGCGCGTTGCCGGTCGTGACCGCCTGCGAAACCTCAACGGCCGGCAGGATCTCACCCTGGCGGGCGATGACCGGGCTGATGACGTACCGGTAGGTGGCGTTCAGCGTGTACGAGCCGCCCCACGTCCCGGCGCTGGAGGTGCCGGGGGTCACGGTGCCCATCTGGTAGGACCGCGGCGACAGGAACGACGTCAGCACGATCGGGATGTTGCGGTACGAGTCGACCATGAGACCCGGCGCGACCTCCACCTTGTCGTTGAACCGCTGCTGGTTCTGCAGCAACTGCGAGATCTTGCTCTGCGCGGTGGACGATGCGACGAACATCCAGTTGGAGCCGAGGATCGGCATGGCCACGTTCTGCTGCACCATGTCGATGACCTCATCGAACATGGCCGTGGTGAGCGTGTTGCCGCCCTTGTCCTGCGCGTTCTGCGTCGCCCCGGAGAAGGTGGACACCAGGGTGTCCAAGCCGTCGAACTGGGGGCGGGCGCCGTTGATCGTGGACGCGGAGTTGCCCCAGTCGATGCCGGTTTCGATGTCCCACAGGAGACCCTGAATGGCCCCCTCGATTTCAGTCTGCCTCAGGTCGTCGATGACCTGCCGGGTGACCTGCTGCGCGTAGCCGGTGACCGCGCCGACGACCTGCAGGTGCTTCATCTGGAAGTTGTTCTGCACGTACGTGCTGGTGGAGACGGGGACTGCGCCGCCGTCGGACACGAACCCGCCGGTCGCGAGGGTGGTGCGCTGGTTGAAGTAATAGACGTCCGCGTCCCATTTGGTCATGGGGATCGCCCGCACCATGGGTGAGAAGCGCCGCATGTACTCCAGGAGCTGCGGGTCGATGATCTTGGGGATGAGGGCGGACGCGCCAGCGGCGGTCAGCGCCTCCCTCAGTTCACTAGGCATGGCTGTGCCTTCCGGGCTGGGGAAATGTGGTCTGGGCATGCGAAAGGCCCCGCGCGTCAGGCACGGGGCCAGGGGTCGACCGACCATTTCTGCCGTCCGCCGTCACCAGCGGCACCAGCCCGGAAGGCTGGCGGTCAGTACAGCTAGGGGCGGCCCGTCACCGGGCCGGGGCCGTCAGTAGACGGCGCGGTCGCCGAGGACGTGCTGCTGCAGGACCGCGCCGGCGACGCGGCGCTCATCCTCGGTCCACTGCTCCATCGGCTTCATCACGCCGTCTTTCATCGGGTAGCCCTCGGGGATCTCACCGCCCGTGCGGGCAGCCGTGTGCTCGGTGACCAGGCCCTTGCGTCCCGGGCCGCCACCGCCAGCGACAGCGCCCTGCTTCTCCGCCACGAGCCGTTCGCTGACGAGCCGCTCGATGCGCTGGTCCTCGGTCTCGGTGACGGCCGTCTCCGCGAGCTTCGCGGTGACCTTCTCCTCAACGAGGCGGGCGATCCGCTCATCGGCGGTCTCGGTGGTGGTCTCGGCGACGGGTGCGGCCGGGGCGGACTCGGCCGGCTTGGCCGCGGCGAGCCGCTTCTTCGCTTCCTTCTTCGCCAGCTTCTTCTGGTACCTGGCGACCAGATCCTCGGGGACACTGACAGCGGGTGCGGCGGCCGGGGCCTGCACGACCGCCTCCTGCGTGGTGGTCTCGCCCATGGCGGGATCCTCCGTTTCTGTGTGCGGTCCGGCGTCCGGCGCCGGGGGTTCAGCGGGTGCGGCCTCGGCCGCGGGGGGATTGGCGAAGGCCTCGGCGAGAACCGTCTTCGGATCCTCGCCGGACTCGCCCTTGAATGCGGCGGCGAGCCGGGTGGCGAGGTCATCGATCCCGTCACCGTTCATGTCACCGTCGGTGTCCTCAGCGTCCGCACCGGGCACGTCAATGTCGCCGTCCATGTCCGGGTCCAGGGACGCCAGCGCGCTTCCGGCACCATCGCAGGCCTTCTGCAGGATCACGGCGAGGTCGGCGGGGTCAAGGCCGTAGGAGCACACGGTGACCGTGGTCGGCCCGTTGGAGGCGGTGAGGGTGTAGGAGCCCGCGGTTTCCGGGTCACCGCCGTAGAACTCGGTCACGGCCTCAGTGAGCTGGAGAGCCGGGTCGATCGTCCAGCCTTCCGTCGCGATCGTGATGCCGAACTTCCCGGCTGCGGCCTTGATCCGGCCCTTGATCCGCTTGAGCTGCGCGGGGGTGTACAGCTTGGCGTTGCTCGCCTGGCTGATGAACGACCAGGCGGCCCTGACGTGAGCTTTGGTGTCCAGCTCATACCGCTGCTTCTTGTCCGGCTGGTAGCCGGGGTCCGCGTAGGTGGTGCCGCTCTTGCCCTGCAGTCCGGCGCTGCGTTTCGACAGGGCGACCGTGGCGGCCTCGCCGATCTCCGTGCAGGTCTCGCACAGGCCGTTGGCGAGCAGGTGCGGGCGCTCCAGCGGCAGCAGTTCCCGCGTCGCCTCCCGCACGTCTGCGGGCATGACCTCGCTTACCGGCGCGGTCTCTTCGGTGAGGGTTGTCACGCACGCCTCCGCGCTTTCAGTGATGAGCACGCGCTCGGTGGTCTCATTGGCTCCGTCCCTGGCCCAGGCGAAGGTCTCAACGCCCGCGCCAGGGACACCCGGCTTGCGGGTGTAGTCCAGGCCATCGAGTTCCAGGTCATCGGCGGTTTCTACGGCTGAGCCGTCCGGGCCCTTTATGCGGCGGACCTTGCCTAGCCATGCACCGCGGATCGAGACACCCTTGAGGAACGGCGGCTGGCCGTCGCTGGTGTCCAGCAAGTTCGCGATGGTGTGCCCGTGCGGCGTGTCCGCAATGGCGGCCGAATAGTGGGCCTTCCCGTCTTCACCGAGGCTCAGGGAGGTGATCCGCCCGACGATCCGCGAACTGTCATCCTCGGCCGCGTGATGGGTCAGCTGAGTCATCGGCTCATCGCGATAGGTCAAGTCGACTGTTTCGCCATCGGCGAGACGGCCCTGTGCCCGCACGATCGCTTTGGCGATGGCCTCGCGGGTGTAGAGCCGGCCGTTCCTGGACACGCCGGGTGCGAGAGCGACACCGGAGACGGTCGCGATCGTCTTAGCCATCAGACCTGCCGATCATGACTTGCTGCGCCCGGTGCCGTCATCGTCGACCACATTCCGGAACGACGTGCGCCTGGCCTCGCCGGTAGTCAGGTCATGAACGACGTACGGGTTCTCACCGTGGCCATGGTTCGGCGCGAACGGCCGCACGAAATGCTCACTGCCAGGGCTGTCGCTGACGGCGAAGAACTCCATCGCCTCGTGCCGCTCAACCTCAAGGCACTGATCGAACAGCCACCGTTGCCACGACTCGTAGCCGTAGGAGGCGGCCGGCACGATCATGTAGTGGTGGACCCGGTAGTTCTCGCCACGATCCGGGTGGTAGCTGTCGTACCCGAGAGTGATGATGTCGAGCGTCAGGCCCGCGCTGCCCTGCCCGCGGTCCATGTCGGCCAGGTGAAATTTCCATCCGGGCCGGTACCGGAAGCACTTCACCAGGTAGGCCAGCGCACTGGGGAACGGCGCGGTCTGTGTCATCGTGCGTTCGCCGTCCATCAGCGCCTCCCTCGTGCCGCGAGCCGCTGTGCTTTCAGGTCCCTCGCGGCCCCCGCGGACGTGACGGACGAGCCAGTACGGCGCGCTTTCCGGGCCTGTACGACGCGGAGGGCGTCCGCGACAGCCTGAGCGACTTCCGGGTCTTCCATGGCCAGCAGCAGCCGGGCAACGAACTCTGTGCGCCGCTCAGCCTCAGCGTTGGCTTGCGCCTGCCGCTGCAGGCCACGGGATGCGGCCATGGCTCAGGCGTAGCCGAGAGTCACCGTGGACGGCGATGCGGCGGCCACAACGGTGATCCCGTTGACGGCGGGCAGGTTCACGTCGTACACGCCGACGACGGGGCTCGTGCCAGACCAGAGGATCGTGCCGGAACCCGCAGAGGCGTTGTCGTAGATGGTGACCGCACCCGTGCTGCTTGCGGTGACGGACACCTTCACAAGCCGCCCGGGGCCGGCCTTGACCGTGAAAGTGCCTGCGGCCGAGATCGGGTAGGTGAACGTGGCTGACGCGGGGAATCCAGCGTCGTCGTACTCGGTGGCAAGCTGGTTCTTGGCC